CGATCAACACGATACGCAAGTCCATGCGAAGCAAGCCAGAGATCATTGCCGAGATCATGAAGGACGGCTCGTATGCAATGGCCGAGCGCGTACTACTCACGGCGAAGGGCGAGCTATCCCAACTGCTCGAAGTAAACCGGGCATTCGTAGCTGCTGCCAGCGTGCTGGCCAAGCAACAGAAAGATTTAACCTTAAAAGAAAGCACATCATGAACGCACACACCAAACTCTCACTGCACCTCGAACGCCACATCTACAAGCGTGGCAGATTCAAAGGCGATGCACCTGCCGACTCATCACGCAGGGGCAAGACACACTTCCGTGTCATCAAAGGTAACGGCGGCCAGATGCTCGTGCGCATGCACAACGCTGACCTCATCACTGCCTACGAAGACGGGCGCATCAAGCTCGACACACGCGGCTGGCATGACTCACCAACAACCCGCGCCTGCATGAACGAGGCACTGTGCTTCTTCGGTATGGGGGCCATCGGCACCACACGCTTTCGTGGCTACTCGCAGGCAGGCATCCGCATGAACCTCAAGACGTATCGTTACTATGACGGGATGGAGTTCAGCGCCGATGGCACGCTGCTCACGCCGCCTAAACCATTCACGGCCAAGATCACAGATCGTGATGAGACTGCCGAGTTCCGCGCTGATATCAAAGAGTCCGGCTTCGCTGATGTGTTCCCTGTTCTGTATGCAGCAGCCGAGCCAAGCTATCCCACTTACATAGGGACTCCCGTCCGAAAGCTCATGACCTCTGACGTTCACGCCAACAGCTGGCCCCAGCTCATCGCCATCACCAAGTACCCCGGCTACATACACCGAAACAAGAACGCGCCTGCGTACGACAACCACAAAGACGCATTGCGAGCACTCATTGCAAGGGTCACCAAGAACATGACTAAGCTCGTCGACACCGACGTGACTGTCCTGTAAGCCGAGCGCAAGCTCATTGTTTTAACCTTAAAACTTTCTCAACCTTCTCACTTCAACTTTTCTAGGAAATCATCATGAACGTCAATCTCAAGCAAGCCGCCAATCTCATCCGTAACGTGGGCTCTTCCAACACGCTCCTCCTGCGTGGTCAGCCCGGCATCGGCAAGTCCTCCATCCTGCAGACACTCGAACGTGAGCTGCCTGACTACCAAGTGTGCTACATCGACGTAGCCAACCTCGACCTCGGTGACCTCGGCATGCCAGTCATCGACAAAGATGAGATGGTCACGTCATACGCTCCGAATATCCGGTTCGGCGTCGGTCGCTCATCCAATAAACCCGTGCTGCTCATGCTCGACGAGCTGGGCAAAGCGTCCCGCCCTGTGCTGAACATGCTGCTGCCTGTCATCCTCGAACACCGCATCGGTGACGTACCCCTGCCTACTGGCTCCATTGTGTTTGGCACAACCAACCTCGACACTGACGGCGTAGGTGACAACATCCCTGCCCATGCGTTCAACCGCATGACTGTCGTGACTGTGGCCAACCCCACGGCCGACGAGTGGATCGAGTGGGCCTCATCGCACAGCGTAGCGCCCGAGGTCATGGCCTTCGCCAAGCAATACCCGCAGGTGTTCGACTGCTATGCAGACCTCGACAAGAAAGACAAGAACCCCTACATCTTCAACCCCATGACGGGCAACATCCGCGCCTTCTGCTCACCTCGTTCGCTGGCCAAAGCATCGAACCTCATCAAGCATCGCAACGTGCTCGGCTCCGCCTTGCTGCCAGCCCTTGCAGGTACTGTCGGTGAAGCAGCAGCCCGTGACATGGAGGCCCTTGTGAATCTGGCCGATCAACTGCCGCTGTTCGAGACCATCGTGAAGCAGCCAACCAAAGCCAAAGTGCCCGAGGGTGCAGGTGCGCTGTTCATCCTTGCCTTCATGCTGGCTGGCCGAGTGGACGCTGACACCCTTGACCCTGTGATGGAGTACGCCGAGCGACTGGCAGACGCATCGTTCGAGGCCCATGCCCTGTTCATCACCTCACTGGCATCCAACCGAGCCAAGGTCGGTATGGCGTGCCGTAACCGCAAGTTCACCGCAGCAGCCGCCAAGCTGGGCAAATACTTTTAAGGGGCCGTCATGCTAATCATCGAAACAACCAGCAACGGCCAGCGCATGGTCAAGGTCAAGAAAGACTGGCACCCCGGCCGTATGGGGTCTCAGTACACACCACCCCTGCGTAACTACGTGGAGGGTGACAGTGCCGAGCGCGTGCAGCGTGCGCTGCTCAAGAAGCCCGTGGCCCTGCTCACCCCGTGGTGGGCGAACCGATAACTTTTAAGCTTAAATCTTTTGGAGAAAATCATGAACGTACAAGATCGCATCAAGCGAGCACACATCGCCATCATGCAGCACAAGAAGTTCTGCGCTTACTCAGGCGTGCTGGCCTGTGGCAAGGTGACTGTGGGTGACGACGTACCCACGGCAGCCACCGATGGCTGGAACGTCATCTACAACCCCAAGTTCGTCGAGGAGCATGCCAAGACTGACCCCGAGCTGCGCTTCCTTGTGCTGCACGAGGCCACACACAAAGCCTATCGGCACATGGTCACATGGAAGGCACTGCACGAGGAAAACGCACGCCTTGCCAACATCGCAGCCGACTACTTCGTCAACCTCATCCTGCAGGACACAGACGACGGCGAGGGCTTCGTCAAGATGCTCAAGATCGGCGTGCCCCCCGAGGCCAAGTATCGCGGCTGGTCTGTGCAGATGATCTTCAATGACCTCAAGAAGCAGATGCAGCAAGACGACGAAGGCGGTGGCGGTGACAACCCAGATGACCCCGATGATGGCGCTGGCTTCGACGAGCATGACTGGAATGGCAACGAAGCCAATGGTGACCCTGCCAAGGAGCAAGAGCAAGCCAACGAGATTCAACGCGCCATTCGCCAAGGTGAAATCCTGCGCAAGAAGCTGGCGGGTAAGGGTGCGGGTCAGGCCGATGGTGTGTTCGGTGACCTGCTGGCCCCTGCGATCGACTGGAAGAAAGTGTTGCGTGAGTTCATCACCGAGACCTGCGCGGGTCGTGACGAGTCCTCATGGCGCAAGCCCAATCGGCGCTACCTTGGCATGGACATTTACATGCCCTCTATGGTGGGCACTACTATGACGGAACTCGTGATCGGCTTCGACACATCGGGTTCGATCTTCGGCGGCGACGAGATGACGCGGTTCGTGTCTGAGATCAAGACCATCGTGGAGGACGTCAAGCCAAGCAAGGTGCATGTGATCTATTGGGACACCGAAGTTGCAGGACACCAGACGTTCGAGGATGGCCAGTTCGCTGTGCAAGACCTGCGCATCAAAGGCGGTGGCGGCACGGACGGCTCTGTGCTGTTCGACTACCTGCGAGACAAACACATCAACCCTCAAGCCATTGTGCAGTTCACCGATGGCTATGTCGGGAGCTGGGGCCGCAGTGATGTGCCCACGCTGTGGGCTGTGACGTCTGATCTGCAGTCGCCATGGGGTACGACCATCAAGGTCGAGGTCTGAAACTTTTAAGGTTAAAACAAATGAAACTCCTGACAAACTTAATCGACAGCATCCTCCAATCTTCGTGGGACCGTGTTCGACGGGCCCGTGAGAATTCAAGCGAACACGAGAAAATGCGAGTATCGGATGAGCGACCATCGACGACCGCAGTGCGTACGTTCTCTGTGAGCGAGGCCATGAACGGTACGTACATCACATTCCAACGACGCAAGTACAACCCCAACGGGCCAGACGAGTACCGACACGAGATTTACATCGTGCAGCCGGGCGAGACATTGGTTGATGCGATCAGCACAGTGCTGGTCTTAACGGAGAAATGACATGGGATACAGATCACAAGTAATGGCGCTCATCTACCCTGAGCGAGGTAATGACGACATGGTTGCAAAGTACGAACAGCTCAAGGTCTTGATGGCTACGACGTTCAAGGATGTAACGGACGAATACTTTGGCAGTTGCATGGAGTGGATGGACGCCGACCGCGTTCTGAAGTTCACGATGGATGATGTGAAGTGGTATCCGTCCTATAAAGATGTGCAAGCGTTTGAGACCATGCTGTACGAGTTTGGTGGCGACATACCCGGCTACTGTACCGAGTTCATCCGTATCGGCGAGGAGACAGATGATGTGGAGTGCCAATACACTGGCGACAACAACGAGTATTACTTGCAAGTGCGCCGCGAGATTGACTGCAACGTATGACCATCGACGACTTTGAATGGGTGGAGGATGGCTTTGACGTTCACATCCTCATCCATAAGACACGCGAGATGACCATCGCTGTCGTCAAGCACTTCAACGGGTGGTACATACATGTGCTGAAACCCCCAAGGGGCACAGAGCAAATCGCTGAGCACATCGACAACCTCGAAGCGGCGAAAACCATCGCCATGATTCACGTTATCCAAAACATGGAAGGGTATCCAAATGCCAACACTTACCGCACGAGAGCTATTCCTGCAGGACCCCAAAAGATTCCGCGAGGAGTATTTGAAGTGGACAAACTACGCTCTTGACTACGACTGGTGGGACTACATCGAAGAGCGACTGAAAGAAAAGCTGGAGCCTGCTGGTGTAAGCAACATCAAGCTTCAGTTCAGCCTGTCGTACAGCCAGAGTGACTACGCCACGTTCGAGGGCCGCATCGACGTCCACAAGTGGATGGACGTGACCAAGGCCGGTGAGCTGACCTACGCTGAGAAGTACCCGGCACTGCGACTGGCGATGGAGGACTACGGCGACTACGCCAGCGTCACGACATACAACCGATCGTGTGGTGCGCGTGTCAATCTGGATGGCGGTTGTATCGGTAACACGTACGCATCAGGCATCTTTGCAGGGCTTGAGCCGGAGGCATGGGACGAGCTGGTCGAGGAGCAGTTCTACGAAGCAGGGCTTGAACAGGCACTGCAGGACTACGTGGACGCCATATCCCAAGAACTCTACACCGACCTGAGTGACGAGTACGAGCACCTGACGAGTGAGGAATCGTTTATCGAGTCGTGCGAATGCAACGACGTAACTTTTGAAATTGAGGAGTGTGAAGCATGAGATACAAAGTGCAAGTGAGCGGCGTGCCGTTGATCCTGAACGAGGCGCAGATGGCTTTGCTGTTGACCGCAGTGCAGGACGCTGAGCAGCTGGGTGAGAAGCATGTGGGCAACTACAAGGGGTCGCAGGGGTACAACAACGCCTATGTGCCAACAGTCGAGGTCAAGCAACCGCATGACTGGCTGCACGTGTCCATCGTCGCCGATGACTTTGTTGACGCCACCAAGCTGGCGATGAAACTCGATCAGGAGAATTCATGAGAGCCAAGTGGGAGAGTACCGCCAAAGGCGAAGATGACCTGAGCCTGTACACACCCGAGGGTTGGGTTTACATGGGGTGGATTGAGCCCGAGCGCGAAGGTTACAGACCACTCTGCATGTGGCTTACAGACTCTCACGAGGACTACCCCGAGACCAAAGTGTTCGAGACGGCCAAGCAGGCCCGACGTGCACTCAAAGCAGCGGCAATCGTCGCTGTCATCGGCGGCTTTCGTGGCCGCAACGTGAAATAACTTTTAAGGTTAAAACTTATGGAACGAACATGGAACTTTACGATGAGCCGAAAGCACGGCCCGTGTTGGGAGGTCCGAGAGAACGGCAAATTGGTGGCCTATGCAAAACGCGCCAAGAAGGAAGGCTGGTTCGTACGAATCAGTGAGCTCAACCCATCCCCGACCACCGAAAAGATATACATCGGAGACGATGTTTTCCCCATTAACTTTATGACACTGATGCTTGAAATGCACAAGAAGGAAACACCATGAACTACATCACTGACACCAAACCTGACACCGTAGCCGGTGTCGCTCGCTCCGCCATGATGGTGGACCTGCACATCTCCGTGTACTCCGGCCGCAAGCAGGACAAGGCCACGCAAGGCGAGGTCACCACGGCCAAGGGCTCCGGCTCGAAGAAGGCTGCATCGGTCTACAAGAACCTGTTCGCTGAGTGCAAAGAACTCGATGACCTGACCAAATTCCAAGCCCGAGCCCGTGCTGAGCACTACCGCCTGACACTGCCGTGGAATGACCAAGGCGCAAGGCTGCTGCCCACTGCGTCACTGCTGGAGTACCAGCAGACCATGGGTCGATATCGCAGCGAGTTCGAGCGACTGGTTGATGCGTTCCTTGACAAGTACGACACGCTGGTTGCGGCCGCTGCCTTCCAACTCGGCACGCTGTTCGATCGCAAAGAGTATCTGTCCCGTGCTCAGGTGGCGCTGCGCTTTCGTATGGAGTCGAGCTTCACGCCCCTGCCTACCTCGGGCGACTTCCGCCTTGACGTGGAGAGCACAGTGCAGCGTGAGCTGATCGAGCAGTACGAGCGCCGCATGGAGGCCAAGCTGGCACAGGCTAACCAAGACTCGTGGAGCCGACTGCACGACGCCCTGCTGCGTTTGTCTGATCGGTTGGTGATCGAGGAGGATGGCAAGAAGCGCAAGTTTCACGACACGATGGTGACAGGTGCACTGGAGCTGTGTGACCTGCTGACCGTGATGAATGTCACGAACGATCCCGAGCTGGAGAAAGCTCGGCGTAAGGTTGAGGAAGTATTGTCCGGTGTAACGCCAAAGGAATTGCGAGATGAGCACAGCACACGAGTCCAAACCAAGCAGCGAGTCGACGCGATCTTGGACGCGTTCGATTGGGGAGACACACCGGATGAGAGCGTGGAGGGTTGAGGACCAAATCCGCGAAACCCGAAATCACTTAGCCTGCAAATACCCAAACATGCAACAACCAAATGAACGCGAATACAGATACGAAGAACGGTACGACGAGTACATGCTCAAGTGCTGGCACGACGGCGTTGAAACCGCATGGCGTGGCGGCATGGACACACGGCCTAAATGGCTTGAGTCCATCGTTGCTACGGCAACGGTTGGAGGCCACCTCAAACGTGTCCCTCAACCACCGCCCGACGCCATCCTGTGGTTCACCACCGACCTCGACAACAACCTCCTAACCTTTTTGGAGCTCACATGATCTACGACAACCTGACAGATGAAGAGCTGCTTCGTGTAGCCGACGGCCAAGCAGGGCTTATCAAAGCCCTTGCTGAACGATTGGAGATGCGCATGCGCGACATCGAAGAGTTAGACAAACCCACGCAGGTCGAAGACGACCGCCAACTTAAATTGTTTTAAGGTTAAAAGAAATGCCCGATCTCAAATCTGAACTGAGCAAAGTGCTCAACGAGTGGAACCCAACAGAACCAACTACTATGACAAAACAGCCGTATCAAACCATCACCAACAACGTCACCCGCGCTACGTTTGACTGCGTGGCAAAGAACCCCGGCATTACTCGGGCTGCTTTGGTCGCCAAGCTAAACGGCATGGGGTACAAAAGCGGATCGTCGTCTTCGATAGTCACGCAGATGCTGCAGAACGGCAACTTACGGTATCAGGGCGACGGCCTGTTCACAACGCAATCTGAATACTCGCCCCTCCCACGGCGGACTCCTATAAAGCGCCGAGTGCGCAAAGCCCCGCCTGTGGCCGTGCCAGAAATCAAACCCGAAGCCGCGCCGCAGATCAACACTGCATATGACGCCGAGACCCTGCTCAACAGCTTGAGCATCAAACAGGCCCGTGCGCTGTACGATGAGCTGCGCAAAATCTTTGGCGGTTGATATGACGTGGCCTTTCCCACCATTTCCAAACCCCAAAGATACGGGCAACCGAGTCCCTAAGTTCAATCCCGGCAACCATGAGGACGCACCGCTATGACCAAAGACAAAGCACTCGACTTGGCGCTGGAGGCGTTGGAGTACAGAGGTGACTACCGAAACAAAGAACGCCATACCAAACGGCAAAACGCCATCACCGCCATCAAGCAAGCCCGTTCAGCCCCTGTGCAGGAGCCTGTGGCAGTGGTTGATGCAAATGACGAAGGCTATTGGGCCGACATCCTGCCCGACCGCTCCGTGAAGGTGGGTCAGCTTCTTTATCCCGCAGCACAGCGGCAATGGGTTGGGCTGACGGATAAGGAACGCATGATGTGTCGCAGTTATGACGCTGACGAAACCGTTGCAAAAACAGAAGCCAAACTCAAGGAGAAGAACGGAGGGAGCAGAACCTATGACTGAACGACTAATTGAAAGGCTTGATCGGCTTGGCGCGGAAGCTGACATACATGAAATGACCCCGGAGATTCGCCGCTTTGCTTTGCTTGTGCGTCAAGATATGTTGGTTCAGTGGCCGCAGCGGCAATGGGTTGGGCTGTCGGATGAGGAAATGTATTTGAACTGCCCAAACTGGTTGAGCCAAGAACACTGCAAAACATGGGTGCAACAGATCGAAGCCAAACTCAAGGAGAAGAACACATGAGAGACACGATAGACATGGCCCGTGAGGCTGGCTTCAGAGAACACAATGGCATGGTCTATGTAACGACCATTAACGACAATTGCGCGGAAGAACTCAAACGCCTTGTGGCCCTTGTCCGTGCTGATGAGCGTGAGGAAACCAATCGCAGAGCGAACGCAAGCTGGGCGCGGATGTGTGAAAAGATGGTCGCAGCCGAACGTGAGGCGTGTGCAAAGGTGTGTGATGACCTTCATCCAGACTGGAAGTGGAGAGCCGCTGAATCAATCCGAGCAAGGGGGAACACATGACCTGCAAACACAATTGGCATCCAAGCAACTTCGGCATCAAGTGGCGCAGCCCCAACCACTACCTGTACCAATGCACCCGATGCAACAAATTTATCAGCACATTACTGAAAGAGAAGCAAGCATGAACAAACAAGTAACTTGGACCGCAGTGGCCTTCATCACGGTGATGCTGGGCCTGATGACATTGAGGAGTTGTTTATGAGCAAAGAAGACGCAATCAAACTTATCAAGCTACTGTCTGCGCTGGAGTCGTGGGCGTTCAGTACTAAGACCCTGCTTCCTGAATACCTGCACGAGGACCTGTGCCTTGCTGTTGAGAAGCTGGAGAAGATTGTTTTGGAGAAGCCATGACAGCAACAAGATTTGCGCCCGTGACAAACATATTCACTGGTCAAGAGGTCGTTGAGTTCGTGCCGATTCCCGCAGCTCACACCAAACGCAAGGGCACAACGCTGCACGACACCAAGTTTGAGAAGCTGCTGGATTTCAAGCAAGCCCTCAAGATGCCGGAGCACGAGTTCGACAGCGTACGCAAAGCACTACAACGCTTCCTTGACAATCGTGGCTTGCGCCAGCAAGTAGCCATGCGTCAGATGAAGGACCACAAGACCAAGAGCTACATGATCTGGCTTGTCAACGAGCCACCACAAGTGGTGATACCGAGAGGTCCCCGTGCGAAAGCGTAGCAAGTACAAACCCAAGGGCGTGCGGCTCGATAACATGACGTGGGTGCAGGCGGGCTTGAAAAAGGTCGATGCTATCGGTGCTGGCACCACGCTCAAAATTCGTAACCACGATGCCATGAACAACCTGCGTATGGGCACTGCCGTGCGCCGTGATATCGACGCGTTGATTGACGCCCTGAACGTCACGGAGGCGCTGGCCAATCGAGGCATAGGCGAAGACTGGAAGCCAGAAATCCGAGCCGCGCAAGACGCTATCCTTGACCTTGCACGTCGGGGCGTAGCCAACGACTACAGGTTCATTGCCCGTGGCCCTGAGCTTGTGGCGTTAAACCTAATCATGGAAGTCCACGACGCTCAACTGGACACCGTGACCGTCAAGCAACTGGAAACCGCCATGGCTGATGTGATGGAGAGCCTGCGGCTGAAGAAGATGCGGCCTATAGTGGAGCGCCCCCATGCAACTCAGTGACCTTGTTCGATTCGACCCAACCCTCAACTGCTTTGTCCTAAGAGACCCAATGCAAAACCACCCATCCACATGGCCTGATGGCACACCCAAATCCACAAACAACGCATTCAACTGGCGCAGCGGCGTCGCAGACACTGCGTTCCTAAAACCCAAGGCAACCAATGGCAGATCAAAGGACCTCAACTCCAACGGCAACGTCTACGCATTCAGCAGAGCCAGCATTGAGCGAGTTCCCTACGGCCGGTCTAAAAAGTTCAAGGATTTTGGAGCCAAAATATGATCCGACGCGGCCCTTCCAAGCCATCTACGGCACTATCCCAACCCTGAAAGAAAACCATGCAACAGATCGAAATGTTCCCTGACCTAACCAACGAAGAAGAGCAGGAGCTGCAACACATGCTGACCACAAACCGTGTCAACGCACGCGCAGACGACATTCAAGCTGGCGGCTCACACTACAAGGACATGGGTGTACAGCCGTGGACTGTGATGGAAGCGCTGCTCACCCGCGAGGAATTCATCGGATACCTCAAGGGCAACCTCATCAAGTACGGCATGCGCCAAGGCAAGAAGGACTCGCCTGATGCAGAGAAGTGGCATCACTACAACATGAAGCTCAAGGAGATTCAAAATGGCAACGCCTGAGTCCAAAGTCAAAGCCAAAATCCATGCGATGCTCAAGGCGCATGGAGCCTATGCCGTCAACTACATCGGCGGCGTCTCTGCCAACAACGGCACGCCGGACATCCTTGCGTGCCTCAACGGCCGATTCATTGCAATCGAAGCCAAGGCGGGTAAGAACAAGCCGACCGACCTGCAAACTCTTAACCTTAAAAGAATTGACGAGGCTGGAGGGCTTGCATTGGTCATCAACGAAGAGAACCTGATTGTGCTGGAGGTGATGCTCAATGACCCAAGACTTGCCCGATCCAATTACAAGCTTTTTGCAAGACCACTCACCGAAGCTGACGCTGGAGCAGCAACGCCAGCTAAACGCAAACCTAAAGCGCCGTGAGCGCTACGCCAAGAAGAAAAACCTAGACTGGAGAAACCATGAACAACGCAGTGCAGATTCTGATAGACCGCCTGAAGTCGCACCCTGAAGATTTCTTTGGGGGAGTTGGAAACAATCGCAGCTTGGCCACGTGGGGAGGCCCCAAATTTGCAGGGGTTGAGCGCCACCTGAACGCGCTGGTCGGTGGCCGTGCCGTTTTAGAAAAACACCTGCAGGAGGGCCACCCTTACTGGTTCTTGGAACCCGAAGAACTCAACGCCCTGAAAGCCGCATACAAGGAGGCTTCACGCGCTCGATTCGATGCGGAGATCGTTCACACCCTGCTGGCTCCAGAGCCAGAACCCGTGCAGTACCGGGAAGCGATGCGTATTGATTCCTCGGGGAGCCTTGGGATTGGTACAGCGGTGCCCGGCGGAATCACGTTCAGATCGAGCGGAAGCAGCAAATGAAAATCGTAACCTTCGATGCGGAGACATACTACGACCGCGAATACAGCCTGAGCAAAATCACGACGGAGGACTACGTGCGGTCGCCGCAGTTCGAGCTGATTGGTTTTGCCATCAAGACCAACGACGGCCCCACCCAGTGGGTGCCCAAGCCCGACTGCGAAGCGTTCCTCAAGTCCTTCGACTGGTCTGATGCCATGGTCGTGTGCCAGAACACAGCGTTCGATGGGGCCATCCTCAACTGGCGCTACGGCGTCAACCCGATGGTGTGGGCGGACACACTGGGCATGTCACGAGCCCTGTACCCGCACGAGAAGGCGCACAGCCTCAAGGCGCAAGCCGAACGCATGGGCGTGGGCGTCAAGGGGGACGAGGTGCTGAACGCCATCGGCAAACGCTACGCTGACTTCTACGATGCAGAGCTGGCACGGTACGCGGCTTACTGCATTAACGACGTGGAGCTGACGTACGACATTTTCACGCGCTACATGGCCATGGGCTTCCCCAAGGGTGAGCTCAAGCTGATCGACCTGACGCTGCGCATGTTCATCGACCCCGTGCTGGAGCTGAATCCTGAGCTGCTGCGGGACCACTTGGAAGCCGTCAGGGAAGCCAAGCAAGCACTGCTCGAAACTGTGCGGGACAACATGCTGAAAGACGCAGACCCCGAGTACGTGCATGCGATCTACACCGAAGGCATGGCGGGCATCAAGACTCTGCTCATGTCCAACGACAAGTTCGCACTTGCCCTGCAATCACTGGGCGTATCGCCCCCAACCAAGATCAGCCCGACCACCGGCAAGGTGGCATGGGCCTTTGCTAAGACAGACGAAGCGTTCAAGGCGCTTGAGGAACACGAAGATGAAAGAGTACAAGCACTGGTGGCTGCCCGACTCGGGAATAAAACCACACTGGAGGAAACTCGTACGGAGCGTTTTATTGGAATGGCTCATCGTGGCAGGTTTCCGGTTCCTCTGCGTTACTACGGGGCTCATTCTGGGCGTTGGTCTGGCCAAGATTCTGTAAACCTGCAGAACCTGCCGTCACGCGGCGCGAACGCTGGCAAGATCAAGAAAGCCATCATGGCCCCTGACGGGTACGTGGTGATCGACTGCGACTCTGCGCAGATCGAAGCGCGTGTGTTGGCGTGGCTGGCTGGGCAAAATGATTTGGTGCAAGCGTTTAAGGACAAGCAAGATGTTTACAAGCTCATGGCGACGAAAATTTACGGTATCGCGATTGATGACGTCAACAAGACACAGCGACAGGTTGGCAAGACTGTTGTTCTTGGGGCTGGTTACGGGGTCGGCCACGTCAAGCTACAGATGTTCCTTAAAACCCAAGCGGGCGTTGAAGTTACGCTTGAGGAAGCCAAGCGCATTATTGACACGTACCGCAGCACCTCGTTCAGGATTGCCGACTTCTGGCGCAGCGCGGGCGACGCGCTCAAAGCGTTGCTGACTGGCCAGTCCATGCAGATCGACGCCGTGGGGCTGATCCGCGCAGTACCCAACAAGGGGCTGACGCTGCCGAACGGCTTGCACATCCAGTACCCCGGCTTGCGGGAGAAAGCCAACCCAGACACAGGCAAGTTCGAGACGGTCTATTACTCCAAGGGCCTGCCCGTTCGCATCTACGGCGGCAAGGTTGTGGAGAACATCTGCCAAGCTGTGGCCCGGCAGGTGGTGGCTGAGCAGATGCTGCGGGTGTCCAAGCGGTACAAGGTCGTGCTCACGGTCCACGACGCCGTGGCCATCATTGCCAAGAAGGAAGAAGCCGACGAGGCCCAAGCCTATCTGGAAGAGTGCATGAGCTGGAACCCCAAGTGGGCAGTGGGCTTGCCGCTGGCTTGTGAATCTGGTGTGGGCGCTTCCTACGGGGACTGCTGACTGGTAAACTGGGGGTCCAAACAAACCTCCGGTTCACTTCCATGGCACTTGCACATTCCTATTCGTCCGTCAAAGACTACGAGGGCTGTCCCCGTCGTTACCACGAAGTCCGTATCCTTAAAAAATTCAAGTCGCAAGACACGCAAGCAACCCTTTATGGCACAGCAGTACACAGTGCGTTCGAGCACTACATCAAAGACAGCACTCCCCTGCCCGAACAGTTCGCACAGTTCCAACCTTTCGTCGAGCCTCTTGCCGCCGTTGACGGAGAAATCCGCTGCGAAGACAAAATGGCGATCCGAGCTGACTTTAGCCCGTGTGGCTTTTTTGACAAGGACGTATGGTTCCGGGGCATACCGGACTATCTCGCCATCAACAAGTCAGGCAAGACTGCACGAGTAGCCGACTACAAGACCGGCAAGTCCAGCCGCTACGCAGACACCGCACAGCTTGAACTCATGGCTGCCATGGTCATGCTGCACCACCCGGCCGTAGAGAAAGTCAAAGGCGCACTGCTGTTTGTGGTGGTTGGCGACATCATCAAAGCTGAGTACACTCGTGCGCAACTCCCCGAGATTCTGTCAAAGTGGGCAGGCAGAGCTGGGGCCATCGAGAAGGCTGTTGAGGCGGGGGTGTGGAATCCCCGCAGTTCGGCCCTTTGCAAATTCTGCCCCGTCTCTTCATGCGAGCACCATCATGGCTGAGAAAAAACGCAACTACGCGCTCGAATACAAAAATTACCAAGGCACGCCCAAACAACTCAAGGCGCAGTCCGAGCGCCACAAGGCCCGCAGGGCTTATGAGAAGGCCAACGGCGACCTGCCGCCCACTGTGGACGTCCATCACAAGAAGGCCATGTCCAAGGGTGGCAAGACCCACCTTTCCAATCTGGAGGCTGTGCACGAGTCAAAGAACACCAGCTTTGCGCGCAAGAAGGACGGCTCCATGAAGTCCGAAATTTCCAAGCGCGAACGCAAAAAATAAGTTAGGATTTAGGCGTCGAGCAATCGACGTTCATGGGTTTCTCCAGTTGAGATTTAGCCGGGTAGGCAACTACCCGGCTTCTTTTGTCGCCTATCTATTTCTATTCATCACATCATGCAAATCATTCAAGACAAAGCACTGCTGTTCAACACACGCAAAGCAGGGCAGATCACTGCCATCATCCCCAAGAGTAAAGTCGTTGCCAGCAACGGCGACGTAGACCAACTGCTTGTCAACTGGGGGTTTGACGAAGTGCAACTGCTTCGCAATATGGGCATCAAGGACGTGCCCAGCCCCATCCTCGGCCGGTACAAGTGGCCCGGCATGTACACCCCGTTTAACCACCAACGATCCACCGCAGAGTTCTTGACGCTGTACTCGCGCTGCTTCGTGTTTAACGAGGCAGGCACTGGCAAGACAAGCGCAGCGGCGTGGGCTGCCGACTACCTCATGTCGCAGGGCAAGGTCAAACGCGTGCTGATCGTGTGCCCCGTGTCGATCATGGAGACTGCGTGGCGCTCCGACCTGTTCAAGACGTTGATGCACCGCACCGTGGCCATCGCGCAGGGCACGCGCACACAGCGGCAGAATGTCATTGCAGGGAACTACGAGTTCGTCATCATCAACTTCGATGGCGTGAAGGTCGTGGCCGACGAGCTCGCCAAGGGCGGCTTCGATCTGGTCATTGTGGACGAGGCCAACGCCATCAAGAACGTGCAGACCGATCGGTGGAAGTGCCTCGCCTCGCTGATTACGCCTACCACCCGGCTGTGGATGATGACCGGCACCCCTGCATCGCAGTCGCCACTCGACGCCTACGGCTTGGCCAAGCTCGTGAACCCTGACGCTGTGCCGCGCTTCTTCGGCGCGTTCCGCGACCGCGTGATGATTAAGATGTCGCAGTACCGGTGGATGCCCCGGCAAGACGCGCAGGCCATCGTGCATCAAGTGCTGCAGCCTGCCATCCGGTTCACCAAAGCGGAGTGCCTTGACCTGCCGGACATGCTGTACTCCACACGCGAAGTGCCGCTCACGCCCCAGCAGAGCAAGTACTATGACGCAATCAAAAAACAGATGGCGGTCATCGCAGCCGGTTCAGAAGTCACGGCCGTCAACGCAGCGTCCATGCTCAACAAGCTGCTGCAGATTTCCCAAGGCGCGGTCTACACCGACGACAAGGACGTGGTTGAGTTCGATGTGGACAACAGGGTCAACGAGCTGCTGGATGTAATCGCTGGCACAACCGAGAAAGTGCTGGTGTTCGTGCCCTATCGGCACACACTGGAGATGCTGGAGGATCGCGTCATCAAGGCCGGGTACACCACGGCAACCATCCACGGCGGCGTAGCTGCAAACAAACGCGCTGAGATCATCAAGCAGTTTCAAACAGAAGAAGACCCACGCATTCTGATTATGGTGCCGCAGGCTACCGCACACGGGATTACCCTAACCCGGGCCAACCAAGTTGTGTGGTGGGGGCCGGTATCATCTACGGAGATTTACATCCAAGCCAATGCCCGAGCACACCGCGCCGGGCAGAAGAACTGCGTAACAGTCACGCACCTGCAGGGTAGCCCCGTTGAGCGGCGCATGTACACACTGCTGCAGGGGAAGATTGATCTTCATCAGGCGCTGGTCGATTTATACAAACAAGAGCTTGACGAGAAGATTTGACACTGTATAATTTAATTTCGTTCAACGTAAATCAAAAGAGAAATCATCATGGATGCAAACAAACTTGTGAAGGTCTACATCAAGATACGCGATGCCAAGGCCGAGAAAACCAAAGAGATGGAAGCTGAGATTGCTGCGCTTGACGCGCAGCTAGACCTCATCGAAACAGAGCTGCTGGAGCTGTGCAAGACCACAGGCCAAGATGGCGGCAAGACACAATTCGGATCGTTTCGGCGGTCCGTCAAGACGCGGTACTGGACGTCCGATTGGGATAGCATGTACCGCTTCATCAAAGAACACGACGCCCCGGAACTTC